ATCGGTCAACTGCGAGACCAGTGTGTCTCTATCGCACAGATGTGTGAGCAGTTCCAGTCAGAAAACGACTAGGAATAGTTGATGAAGTTTTTGACCACAGTATTGACCTCGGGTAACATTAAACAACTTCGAAAGTCACTGTTCACTATTCCAGGTCACTATGACGTGCATATTATATGCAATACTCTTGATGATTCTTTCAGAGAGGAACTGGACAACAGCGAATTTGGATCGCGCTACCCGATAATACATACTGAGTCAAACGGTCTTGCAGGTGCTGGTCACCAGTCCTGCTTCGACCACTTCCTTACCACTGACTACACCCACCTGATCAAGTTGGACGGTGATGATAGATTCACTGACGATGGCCACCAGAAGATAGTAGATAAGATGACCGCAAACCCTGATGTCAATGTTCTGTCTTTGCTTGGATGTCAGTTGCTTACATTTGGCGATCTGATCGAACAGAACGTTGTTAGGAGTCACTGGGACAACGTCGATCTTCGACTACATGTCGAGAGAAAGGGTTTTGATCTCACCGTTGACCTTGCATGTTGGATGTTCGAGTTGAGCGGATACACTGGTGATGATACATACTGGTTCGAACGTTTGGTATGTGTTGACAAGAAAGGTGCTGCCATCGAGAAGTACAATAGTCTGAAGTGTAACACTGAAGATGTACAGTTGATGATGAAGATGAAACTCGCATCACATCGAGGCGATATCGTCTATCGACAATTTGAAGACAGGGAATGTTATATGTACAACAAGACAGATGGATATTCCTCCAGTGACGCAGCGATCGGTGAACCTCTTGCTTGGCGAGAAGAGATGTTAGAACCGTTCACGGTAGAAGAATTGGAATTGATTAACGAAATAAGGGTATGGAAAGTATGAAGAGTCAACGTACAAAAGCACAACGCAGGGTGCAAGCAATTGCACAGGCAAAGGAATACACCTATGCCAACTCTAAGGCAGCACGAAATGGTGTTTCCGAAGAGAAGTGGCGTGAAGAGCATAATGCTCGCATCGCCCACCTTGAGAGCATCAACGATTATTAAAGTTTGTATTGGCGAGTAGCACAGCGGTAGTGCGCTTCACTGTTAATGAAGATGTCGCAGGTTCGATCCCTGCCTCGCCAGCAAGAATAAGGTATAGTGTTCCACCTTTAACAACGGACACATTTTTAATTATGGTAATAACTATGTCACAATCACAACCAGCACGTCTCTTGAATGCACTACAAGCAGGTGAGCAACTCACCGCAAAGCAAATCGCTTCACGCTTTAGCGCAGGAAACCCACACGAAGTTGTTCGTCAACTCCGCGCAAAGGGATATGCTATCTTCGGCAACGCTCGCACTAACAGCAAGGGCGCAACAAAAACTTTCTATCGTCTGGGCACCCCAACTCGCTCAATGGTAACTGCTGCATACGCATTGCTTGGCGCACGATAGTTCGAACGTCCCGAGATGACATTAAACTCGCTCTGGTCGGTGCAACGCACCCGTCTCCTGAGCAAGAGGTAAACTGCTCACTTATTTTATATTATGGAGAGAACTATGACTGATTCACTTTGGGTTGAGAAGTACCGCCCCAAGAATATCCAAGAGTGTGTACTCACACCCAACCTCAAGAAAACATTTCAAGAGATCGTCGACACTGGCGAAGTCCCCAACCTCTTACTGACTGGCACTGCTGGTACTGGTAAGACTACTGTTGCACGTGCGATATGCAACGAACTCTCCCTAGATTACATCTTGATCAATGCTTCCGAGTCAGGTAACATCGACACGCTCCGTGGTAAGATCAAGCAGTTCGCATCAAGCGTATCCCTACAAGGTGGATACAAGGTCGTCATACTCGATGAGGCAGACTACCTGAACGCTCAGTCAACCCAACCCGCATTGCGTGGGTTCATCGAGGAGTTTAGCAACAACTGTCGCTTCATCCTCACCTGCAACTTCAAGAATAAGATCATCGAACCACTGCACTCTCGTTGTGGTGTCATCGAGTTCAACACAAGCAAGAAGGACATGGCGCAACTGTGCGAGCAGTTCATGAAGCGCACCATGGGCATACTCAAGGATGAGAACATCACTGTTGATGACCCCAACCTCGTTGCCGAGTTGATTATGCGTCACGCCCCAGACTGGCGTCGTATCCTGAACGAACTCCAACGTCACTCCCGTGGTGGTATTCTCCACCTCGACGTTATCAGCAAGTCTACATCCAGTAGCATTTCCGACCTGTTTGGTCACCTCAAGTCTAAGGACTTCAAGGAAATGCGCAAGTGGGTTGCTAACAACATGGACACGGAGAGCGCAGCAATCTTCCGTGGCGTGTATGACTCTATGACGGACAAGGTCGAACCAAACAGCATCCCGCAACTGGTTCTTATCCTCGCGGATTATCAGATGAAAGCAGCGTTCGTAGCAGATCATGAGTTGAATATGGTGGCGTGTCTGACCGAGTGTATGGCCAATCTGGAATTTCTGTAGATCCTAAATAGATGTGCTCGCGGGATTGCAGTCCCCAGCACCCTAATACTAAACAGGAGTATCAGTATGGATATTTATACACGAGTCGCAAATGCCCTCCAGCGTCTGGAAGATAACGCTCCAGCACCAACTGGAACTGGCGTGTCCCCAGAATACTACTGGAACCAAGACAGGTTTGTCTCAGACGAGGAATTCCGCGCCATGGGTCCAGCAGCAATCAAGGGCACCAAGTGGTACAACGATGGCACCTTCAACAAGAGATACAAAGAGCATCCAGGAGAAGGTTGGTCAGTAGGTCGAAAGAAGTTCTCTCGCGTCTCTCCTACACAGGAGACACGTGATAAGATACGCAAGGGAAATATGGGTAATGTCGCGCACAACAAGGGTAAGGTTGGCGTGAGTGACGAGACAAGTAAGAAGATGAGTGTTGCTGCCAAGAAGAGAGCAACGAGTGAATCAATGAAACGAGTGCGATCATATCGCCAAGGTATTATGTAATGGATGACAAACCGATGACAGAAGAAGAGAACCATTCTCTATTCAAGAAGTTGACTGGACTGCTACTCAAGTTCGAAGAGATAGCGGAAGTAGAACTGCGATCATTCTCTGTGGAAGAGTTGCAAGCACTACAGAAGATCTATGGCAAGTCATTAGCATATGACCTGTACACTGACGTGACCAATGCTCTGGCAGAACCCAAGGGCACGGAGACTATACACTGATGAGCAATCCATTCGATTACCTCAACAGCGTCAACATGACCAAGAAAGATATAATGGATCCACTGGAAGAGTCTAAGTATCCAGCATTCATGGTCAACCGTGGTCTGTCGTACTTCCAAGACACTGTGCTTCTCGCCAATGAGATGAACCGTAGTCATCAACTGGATGGTCGCATGCAATATGATTTCCTGCGCACATCTATCCGCAAGCGCAAACGATTCAGCAAGTGGGTGAAGAAAGACGCTGTAGACAACGTTGCTCTCGTCAAAGAGTATTACAACTACAGTGATTCAAAGGCAGAAAGCGTGATGGACCTATTCACATCCGAAGATATTGCCGCAATCAAGTCCAAATTGTATAAAGGAGGAAAACGCTAAATAGACTTGCACATTGACGTGCTTGACTAATAACAACAATTTGGAATAGGTTACATCTCATGACTGATATAATGAACTGGTCTCCCAGCGATATGCTCGAGATTACGTTGAATGAACCAGACGATTTTCTGAAGGTTCGAGAAACATTGACCCGTATTGGGGTTGCTTCAAGGAAGGAGCAGACGTTGTGGCAATCTTGCCACATACTACACAAGCAAGGTCGTTATTTTATCGTCCACTTCAAGGAATTATTCTTGTTGGATGGTAAGAAAGCAAACCTTGAGGAATCTGACTTGGGTAGACGCAACACCATAGCAACTTTGCTGAGTGATTGGGGTCTTGTCAATCTTGTGGATGCATCGCAAGCAAAAGACAAAACACCACTGAGGCAAATTAAGATAGTTTCTTTCCGCGATAAAAAGGAATGGGAACTGTGTCAAAAATACAACATAGGAAATAAAAAGTAGATATGAAGGATTCATTTCACAAAGAGAACCGCCAAAGAGTATTGCGCAAGAGAGACATTACTATTTGGGCGTTGCTGACATCAACAGTATTTGTAACCTGTATGATGCTGGTACAATCAATAGTTTAACCCTGTGGGTGGTATGTGATTAACGCTTATATGATCGTGGACTTTGACAATCCAGTCTCTGTCCAATATATGAAGAAGTCGATTGAATCTTTCGCGCCAGTGAAAGATATATTGTCTATCACCCCAGTTCAATGCACCACACCAAAGACACTTCCGATTCGTTATCAAGAGAACGAAAATCCCATCCCCTTCTATGTCACACATGACGGAAATGATTATTTGAAGGAGAGGTTTTTTGGAGGCACATTCGATGACCACCCAATATATCAGTCCATCATGCACTCGCATTATATGCTGATCAAGCGTATGGCAGATGGCGAAGATGACCTCGTCGTCATGGAGCATGACGCTGCTCTCGTCAACGAGGAGTCGTTTAGAGCAATGTATGAGATGGCGTGGGGAAATGTAGACGGGTTCTTTCCAGGCGTCTGTATGGAGTTCTACCGCCTCTCTTGGGAGTATTCGCAGTGGTTCATTGGTCTACTTGACAACTTCCCTTATACGAAAAACAGATACAGTGGACCAATGGGTATAATACACCATGATGATAGACTGGGTTGGAAACACCCCAACCGTGACTGGTTGATGCATTGTAAAGAGTACTGGTCAAAAGATCTAGTTTCATATGGGAACGGCACCACCGTACTGCCTCATGAGGGTGGCCACCACTTTCCGTCAGCAGTCAAACAATTCTATTGCACTTCTGCAAAGAACACAAATGTAATGAACTGTGACAATGTTGTTGAAGATATGTCGAAAGATGAAAACGCCAGAAGTATCAATGGCCAGTCGCGGAGAGACCTTGTTATATTTGATGAATTTTGAGTTGCTATCCTATTCTGTTTGCTGTAGAATAGAGTCTAAATTATGGAGAGTTGAATGAAGTTCTATACAAATATATCTCGCATCGGTAACAACATCTGTTACCGTGGGTACAAAGACGGTGTCCGTGAACAGTTCCGCGACACGTTTGACCCAGTGATGTATCTGACCACCAGTCAGGCAGGAAAGACTGAGTGGAGCACCATGGACGGTCGATCTGTCAAACCTGTCACCTTTGACACCATGAAGGAGGCAACCGAGTTCAGCAAACGGTATGAGTATGTTGACTCCCTCGAAGCACATGGCAATAATAACTTTGCCGCACAGTACATCCAAGATAAGTTTCCCAACGAGATACAGTTTGACCCCAAGCAGGTGCTTGTTGCTGACAT